TAAGGGTACGTTTAATCTTTTTGCCATTTGTACTTCTGCTGGCGACAACTTAACTTGTCTTTTTGAGCTAGTATTACCAGCTACTCTGCCTGCTGAAGCTACCTTTTGTTGAGGCTTCAATTGATTTAAAGGCTCATCAAACTTGTGCGGAAACTCTTGTCGTAATCTTTTATCAACTTCCTTATAGTAATTATCGGTAGATGGATCAAATCCTTCGCTAACTAGTCTTTTATCTATAGAAAAAGCTGCTAACGTCATAATCTCATCCTCACCAAACCAAGAATTTTTATCTACCCAGTCTTCCTGCTTCTCATCAAGCTTAATAGGAGCTTGTTGTTGAGGTACTGGCTGTTGAACTTGTTGTTGAACTGGCTGTTGTGTTTGTTGTTGTTGTAAAGCAATTTTAGAGGTATTAACCTTATTCTCTTCTATTGCTATTTTTGAAAGAACTTCTTGAGCCTTGGCTACTTTGTCGTAATCAGAAATTTCATGTGCTGACTTAAGTGCAGACAAAGCTTGCTGTTTCTGTGACTTAAGCCTGTTTTCTGCTTCCATCAAATAAGATCTATCTAAGTTCGAGCTTTTATGTCTTAGTTGTTCGTTTTCAGCCGCAGTTCTTTTTGCGTATTCAAATGCAGACTCTTGACCTCTTTCAGCTTCTCTTAGTTTTCTTGTTAGATTGTTTATTCTTTTTTGTACACCTTTTGAATAGTCTTCTAACTCTTCTTCTTTCTTAACCTCTGGTTCTTCAGAAACATCTTCTATTTTTGTTTCTGCTACTTCATCCTCAGATTCCATAGGTATTTGAGTTTTAGGCTTTTCTTCTTCTACCGCCTCTAGCTCAACAATTTCACCTTCTTCTATTTCTGTTTCTTCTACTACTTTTGCATTTTCTTCAGACATATTTTCTCCTTATACTGCAAGAATATCATCAGGATCAAGTATGGTAGCTATCACTTCATCATCGTTAATGATTCTGCATTCAGACTCATCTCCCAATCTGAAACGAGCACCAGCATACCTGCCTATTAATACCCATTGTTTTTCCTGGCACCACGGTTCTGCAAACTTGTTTGCATCCTTGTAGCAATCAGGGCCCATTTTTACCACATACCCAACCACGGTAGCTAGAGATTCTCTATCTACAGTTTGTTGTACTAAGTGGATTCCGCCTTCTGTGACTGATTTACCTGCATAAGGTAGTATTAACATTCTCCAACCTGTTGGCTGTGGCATACGCTCTAAAAGAGAATTTTCTATTAATGTAGGATCTAAGACTCTGGCTGCCTCTTTTACATAAGGTACAGCAGTTTCTTTTTCTGGTGTTTCTTTTTTTGTTTCTTGTTCTTTTTGTTTGAGATCTGCCTCTATAGACTTTGCGACATGATCAGGGATTTGTATCTTCGTCATCGTGTTGTATTTTTCCTAGCAGCTCTCTAAAAATATTTTCTGCATCAGCTAGAGAACTGTAACGCCCACGCAGAAATTCATACTGAGAGAAGTCTTTACATCCAGACAACATAGCGTCCTTTGTATCTTCTCTTCTGGCTTCAAGTTCTTTTATAAACTTTTCACCAAGCCAAACTACTGACATTAATAAATGCCAGAAAACTTACCACCAAACTCGGCGGCACCCATACCTCTTGCTTTTCCTTTACCTGTACCCGGTGTAGCTTTTGTGCTAGTAGAAAAAGTTCCAGCTTTGGTTTTTAAAGACGCATTGCCTTTATTACTATAGCTGTTTTTATTCTTAAGTACTTTAGGTGTTTTCTGTTGACTTATGTCTGTTCTTTTAATCATGTGTTTTATTATGTTGGTTGAATTTTAATTTTGCAAGTGTTAATTTTTATTTTGCATATCCATTAACTTAAAACGTGCTTGTTGTTCTAGTCTTGCTCGTGCAGTTTCATCACGTAAATCTGCTATATCTTCCATAGATTCTATTCTTTCTTGATCTACATTGATTCTTCTTTGTGCATCTAAAGCTTTACGTTTTTCTTCTTGTAAGAACTGTTGTTGTTCCATGGATAACTCTTGACCTTTGAGTGCAAGCTCTTGTTTTCTAATTGCTACTAATGGATCTTCATCGCTAGGATCTGCAACTTTTTGACTGTACTCGGTAATGAGTTCTGCCATAATAGGAGCTGAGAACTGTGCCAAAATATCTGCTGCTTGTTGCACCATTTGTTGACCCTCTGCTGGATTTGCTTGTTGTGCTTGTTGTTGCAACTGTTGGAACTGTTGTATTGCTTCTGGTGGCATTTGCTGTTCAGCCAAACTATCAGCTTTCATTTGTAAATGTTGCATAACATGTGAATGAATTAATGCTTGCACTTGTGCATTCATTTGCACAGGTGGTGTCTGTAATATAGCCATGTGCGTTGCAATATGTGCATCATGATTTTGTTGTCCAAAAGCTTGTGCTTGTTGACCTAGTAGTAACTTGTTATTTTCAAACCCTGCTTCTAAAGGACTAGGATTTGTTGGTGGTGGAGGTGTCAGAATTTTTTCTATATTATCCACTCCTATAGCTGCATACATTCTTTTATAGGCTTCATAGGTACCATTAGGACCATGAACTTCTGGATTGGACTGTACTAATGCCATCATTTCCTGTGCCATAGCTATTCTTTGTGATTGACTAAATATGTCTGGATTACTAATTGGGAATATATCTATTCTGTCATCAAAGTCTTGTAGTTTAATTTGTGCATTACCACCTGCAATAGCGTAAGGATATTCAGGAGGTAAATATTCTTTAAATACTTGGGCTAATAACTTAAATTCTTTTTTCTGTGAATTGTGTAATCTTTTATGTATAGCTGATAAAACCTTAGTAGATCTTTCTAGTAGTGCAAGTGTAGTTCCTACAGGTGCATTAGGATTACCTTTACCTGTATTAATCTCAGCAATAGATGCAAACTTTTTACCGCCGTCTACTAGAATACCTAATAGGTTTAACAAAGTAGCACTAGGTTCTTTAAATGGTAATGGTTGAATAGATTCTCTTAGTGATCCACCAGGAGCATCGACATCCCTAAACTCACCTGGTTGGATTGGTGTATCTTCATCTCTAATTCTTATACCACGAGTTTTAAAACCAGCAGGTAAGTTAGCTAGAGTACCTGCATCAATAAGCTGTCTTAGTATTGAAGTAGAAGCTTTGGATAAACCACCTATCATGTGTGTTAGACCAAATCCATAGAATCCTAAACCAGGTAAAAACTTAAAGTGTACAAAGTATTGTATTTTATTTTTTAAAGGATCTCCTTCATTAAAGTTTCTACGAATGGATAGTATTTCTGTAGAGTTAGCATCAATAGTTACTATGTAAGGAAGCTTAACTCCTGTAGGTTCACCGGACTCATCCATATCCTCAAAGCCATCTATTTCTAAATTGCAGTGCACTTCGTAAATAACTGATACTTCACCGTCATCATACGAAGGCTCCATACCAGATAACTTGTCTATTTCTTCTTTGACATTAGATGCATTGTTAGCATCATCACCGTAATCTATATCTACCTTACGATAAAAACCAATAGCTTGAAGTTTTCTTACTTCATTCTCTGGCATCTTAACTACATTAGTAATCCTAGGACAGGACTCTAAATCGGTTGTGTAGTAAGGAACAATTAAATCTTCAGGAGCTACAAACTTAGATACAGCTCTGCCTAAAGTCTCATCGTAATAAACTTTCTTAAACGCAGAACCTGCTAGAGGAAGGTAGAACAACATTTGATCTAACTCCTCATCAAACTCCTCCATTACATGAGTAATTTGATAGTTCATAAAGTCTTTAACTCTTTGTGCCTGTTCTTCTACACCACTGTCGTATGCACCCATAACTTGTGTTTTAACGGGTCCACCAGAGGGTAATAGTTCTTTGTATGCTTGAGCTTGGAATGTTGTGACTGCTTCACCAAGTAAAGGGTGAATAACGCCAGATGCACCTGCAAAAGGTTCGGATCTTTCATCGTCAAACTTCATGCCTAGGTACTTAAGTCCATCGGTGTATGTGCTTTCCCAATCTTCTCGTGACGACTTATCTTTTTCTATGCCGTCAATTAATTCATTAGAAATTCTATTAAGATCATCAAAGCCCATAGATTCTGCTAAATTTTCATTAAAGCCTGTATCTATAGGAGCACCTTGCATACTTGATTCAAGTATTGCACTGCCGTCATCTTGCATAACAAAATCTTCCATACCAGCTTCTTCGATAGCAGCTAGGGCTACTTCCATACCCTCATCACCGAGGGACATTTGGTTTTCTTCGTTGAGAATTGTTGGATTAATATCTTTTTCTATTGCCATTAATAATATACCTTTCTAACTGGTGCTCTTTCTTCTTCTGAGTAATCATCATCTAGAGACACTAAACCACCTTCTCTGAATCTCATAAGAGCTTGGGTCATAGTATCACATAAATCATCGTTTTTACCAAAAGGGAAAGCTGCACATTCTTCAATCATTTCGTCTGCAAATTTTTTATTTGGTGCATACACTAAGTCTGATTCAAATATGGGTGCAACCGAGTGCATACGGGTAGATTTATCATGCCCTCTTGTGGGTGAGTAATTAACAACAGGTATGCCTAACCTTCTAAGTTCATGTGTTAGGGGCGTACCAGAGGCCTTAGCTTCAATGAGGGTCATATCTGGCTCCCAATACTTATATTCGTTATAGGCTATGCGTTTCAATTCTGGAAAGTCCCATCTACCTTTTTGTGCATCCAACAAGATAACACAGTCGGGTGAGTCTATGGTTGGACGGAAAACACCCCAAGTAGAAATAGCAGAATAGTCAGCGTTTTCTTTCTTTGAAAAAGCTGTATCGTAACTTTGTATAATATAACTTACAGGAGGCAAATCATCCTTTTCCCATATATTCCACCATTCACGTTTAACAATAGAACCCTCTTCAGAGGTCGGGGTTTGCATCCACTGAGCATTCCATTTTTGTACAGGCAGTGAGGCTTTTACTTTTTCTAGTTCTGATATTTCCCAGAACTCAGGCCATAAAGCATTTCCCGTTTCAGGAAAGATAGCAGGAAACTCTACTATTTCCCATTGATCTGCAGCTTCTTCTTTTTGTGCATCTAAAAGTTTAGCAGTCAGGTCTATAGAACTCCACCTAGTCATAACCAAAATGATAGCTCCACCAGGTTGCAAACGCTGTCTAGGTCCTGAGGTATACCAGTCCCAACAAGACTCTAAGGCACTAGGGCTAAGTGCATCTTGTTCTGAATGAGGGTCGTCAATAATCAAAAGATCCGCACCCCTTCCTGTAATAGCACCACCGACACCTGCGGCGAAATACTCGCCTCCTTTATCGGTTTCCCATCTTCCTGCTGATTTACTGTCTGCCTGCAGCTGTACTTGGTCGAATATGCGTTTATATTCATCGGTATCCATCATATTTCTGACTTTACGACCAAATCGCACGGCTAGTTCACCTGTGTGAGTTGTTTGCATGATCTTACGATTCGGCTGCTTTCCCATAATCCATGCAGGAAAATAAGTAGAACAGAACTCGGATTTAGTATGTCTGGGAGGCATATTAACGATTAACCTATTAATCTTACCGTTTGCTACGTCTTCTAGCTTTTGTGCAAAGATTTTATGGTGTCTACCGCAAATAAACTCGGGCCACATGTGTTCTACGTACTTTAGGAAGCTTTCTTGACATTCTTTTTGTACGGTTAAAGACTCAAGTCGTTCTTTGAGAACTAAGGTTTCTTTTATTTCTATGTCAGATAGATGGGCTAGGTTCATAACTCAGCTAACATCCTGTCTATTTCTACAGGTCCACCGTCTTTAAATGCATTAATACCTTGTTCTCTAATGGCATCTTTTAGCTCGTCAGTAAATTTAAGGTAAGTACCATCAAATTCAGTGTTTGTTCCTTC